AAACTTCTCAGGGTTTGATGCGACTGCTATCGCCTTATGGTATCCTTGGGCATCGGAGATTAAACCGTCCTCAGTCATAAACTTATTTATAAAGTTCATTACATTAGACTGCTCCTTCTTCATTGCGTCCAAGGACTGCGGTGAATATAGAACTGCGTTACCGTCAACAGAGAACTCAAAACCTTTGAACTCTCCTCCAAAGACCTCATCGGTCTTTTCAGTAAACCACTGTCTTCTACGCTCACCCTCTACCTTTTGGGTGTCAGCAGATTTTATATATTGCTCGTAAGCCTCAAGCTTTTCAGTATCGACTTGTGAACCCTCGCTAGCCCTTGACTCAAGTGGCTGCTTGTATTGTTCCTTCATCTCATTGAAGTAGCTCTTTGCTTTTGCAATCTCTTTTTTCTTTGCTAGCTTGATTTTTTTGACTTCCGACTCGGTGTCTACATCCTCGTCATAGTCAAACTCATCCAACATAATATCTATGTCCTCATCATCCAACCCATTCTCTGTGGCTTTATAATAAGACTCTAGCAAATCATCAGGGTTCATGTCATCGAAGTCTTGCTGTAACTTAACAAAGTCTTCAAATCCACGCCCCGTCTCTTGTTTGTATTTTAGATATGACGCTACGTCCTCAGGTAATTCCTCTGAATACTCTCGCTCAGAAACCAACTCATCGAATGAGTTAATCTCTCTGCCATATCTTTTTCCAATATATGAAAGAACGTCTTCCTCACTTAACTCTGAGGATTCTGTTTGTGCTTCGCCTTCCGGCTGTACACTCTCTTGCTCTTCTGTGGTGGTGGCACTCTCAGTGCTTTGCTCCACTCCTTCCATGTCAGCTTCTCCTGCTTCATCATTTAATGACTCTTCATGCTTCTCAAGCAATTCCTTCTCTACTTCTTGTACAGACTTAGAGTCAGGAGACTCTACCGCTTTTACTTTAATTTCCATTTGATTTAATTTTTACAAAGTTAGTTATTTTTTTTAACGATTTTATCTAGGCTCGAACTCTGCCATATCAAAGCCATCTAAGCTGTCCTCGTTAGACTCAAAGGTCATTGGAGGTAGGTTGTTCTTTCTTTGATTGATGAGCTTGGACTGCTGAGTGTTCTGCTGACTGATTCTTTCAGACTTAGCATCCTCTCGCTGAGTCTCTCTGCTCTGTAATGCGTCCTCTGAAATTCCTCGTAGCTGCATATTAAAGTCAAACTCCGTCTGCATAAGCTGACGTTTAAGCTCTGCCTCGTTCTTAAGCTTCTCAATCTCAAAGGCAACCTCTGCCTGCTTGATTTGCATCTTAGACTGAGTCTCTGCCTGTATCTTCTGCATAGCCGCCTCTGCTGCCATCTGCTGTGACTGTAGCTGCGTCTGCTGCTGCATAGCCTGCTGCTGCATCTGCATATCTTGCTCTCTCTGCTGAAGGGCTTTACGCTTCATCTTCAAGAACTGATTAGCCATCTTGATATTTCTAATCTCACGAATGTCAATAGCATCCTCAAGATTAATGTCGTTCTTGGATAGTGCCATCTGAATGTTCTGCTCAAGCTGAGCCTTCTCCTCCTCATCGGGACTAACCTCTATAAATATACCAAAGTCATATAGATATAAATCGGATATCTCTCCAAGTATACTTACGTTATACTTGCCTATCTGATTTATAAACTCCTCCTTAAAGTCTGCATACTCTAATATGTCTGCAATACGATAGGTCAATGACTCAGCAAGTGTTCTATATATATATAGACTACCATCTAATATATGTCTTGTTGCTGTGTTTGAGTTCAATGCTGCAAGCTTCTGAACACCAACCAAAGAGTTGGGGTCAGGGGTCGAGCCGTCTCTAGCCTCATTCAATCCTGTCACTGCCCTTATCATATCAAGGTAATGGTTGTAGTTGTATATCAGCATCTGAGCCTTACCTGCTCCTGAGTTTGAGTTAAGCTCCTTGATAGGAACCTTGCCCTGATTATAGTCTCCCTCCTGAGTATAGCTTCTACCTATCACACTACCCGTCTGAAAGTATAGCCTTAATGCATCCTCAGGGTTATATGCACTTCCCGTACCAAGGTCAACCTCGCTGAGTCCATCTGCGTCAATATATACACCGTCAGGTACAACCCTTGATATTACCTGCTGTAGCTTAAGGTGAGTCATCTGAATCAAATCAGCAAAAGGAATCATCCTTCTAACCAATGACTCAATGTTTCCCTTATACATACGTGGTGCTACTGCAACATAGTTTGGTAGGGCGTGCTGACTTGCAGACTTTGGACGTACCATATTTCTTGCAAGCTCCCACTTCAATATAATGTTTGTTCCCATAACCATAACGCCATCGTACCAAACATCAATGGTCTTCTCTATCTTCTCAAACCTTCCCTCATCCATCATCTCTTGTGGTGGATTGAATTGGTCATCCTTCTCTATAACCTTTGCTCCTCCTCCCTCAAGAATCTTTTTCTTGTATACAATCTTCTTTGTTGTCTTGTAGTTAAAGTACATCAAGGTACAGGTGTCTCTATAGAAGATGTCATTGTCATAATACTGAGCTACATTATAGTAGTCGTACCAACTCTGACCGTATTTAGATATCTTCTCAAGGTCTTCTTTAGTTAATTTTGGGTCTATCTTTAATAACTCTGTAAGCGGAAGCGTCTTAATCTCTCCCCAATAGAAGCAGTCCTTAAAGTGTGGGTCCTCGGTATAGCTATATACCACGTTTGCAGGGTCTACGTATGACACCTTCACGCCTGAGCCCGGTAAGAACTCGTTCTTTGCTACGCTAACACCTAATACTGTAAGGTCATAGTCTAGCCTCTTTCTAATATCCTGATAGTGATTCTCTGAGAATATGGTATCAATAGCCTCCTCCTCCGCTATCTCTATAGCAGGCTTGTAGTTTAGATTCATATACAACGCTAGCTCCTCATCACTCTCAGGAAGCTCAGCAGGGTTCATTGCGAATGGGTCAACACCCGTCTTCTCCTGTATGGTTAGCAGGACATCTTTAGCTGCCATCTGCCCCTCTATAATGTCTTGATACTTGCTACGCTTTGATTGAGATAGTGCGTCCTCAGAGTATGCCTTTACCCTAAACAGCCTGTCAGACATTCCGTTAACAACGATGTCCACAAACTTAGGGAGTATAGGAACAGGTGTCCAATCCAAGTTAAGATACGACAGGTCACCGTCTACAGCTAGCTCTGTTTTGTACTTTGCAATAGACTGCTCTCCCCTTGCATATAGTCTTAGCCTATGAAAATCTCTCATCTGACTATAATACCTACAAGAGCTCCCGTCTCGTTTAAACCATTCATACTGAATAGCTTGACCTACCTGTAATCCAAATTCTTCCGTTGCCTTCTCAGCGTCAGATACAAATTGACTTGGGAATCCTGCAGATGAAATGTTTACGTTTACCTCTTTCATCTTTTAATTAATTCACTTATTGTTCCTTTATTACTATACCTTGCAAAGTTAATACTTATTTTCGACTCTTTTTTCTCAGGGAGATAAGCATTCTTCTGAGTAGCCATTACCGCTAGCCCTGAGCTTATCGTTGCGTCATACTTTGTCCTGTTGCTTATATCAAACTTTGCCCAATCCTCAAGCGTTCTAGTGAACATCATAGACCCCATATCATCCATGTCCCTATACGCACCGCTCAAATCTAGTCCCACATACTTCTCTATGTACGACTCAATAGCTGAGGCGTGAGACTGCTTAACATCCTCACTTGAGTTGGGTATACCCCCTAGCTCCTTCTCTGTCTTAGAGAGCTTGTTATACTGCTTGTCGGGTCTGTTGATACTAAACCCCCTGTACCCCCTGTTCTTAAAGTGATACAACAGCCTAGGCTTATTGTTCTCCACAAGTATTGGCATACCATAGAACACGCAAGCCATCAGCACCTCCTCAAAGAATATCTCTGCGGTCTGCGGTCTAGCCACGTACTCTAAAAAAAATTCATTAGAGGGGGCTTCATCCATGTTGAATTTAGTCAATCCATGCAAAGCTCCGTTAGAACCACCCCCTCCTACTGTTCCTGAAATATCATATGAGTCACAGCCAAAGGCTCCGATATGCTCGTTGGCGGGATGCTTAATCCCACGCTTATCTATTACCGCATTCTGTAACCCCTTGTTCGGTGTCCAACTAACCAAGAACCTCCCCCTCTTGTCGGGACTCCATATCACCTTACTGTCCTTTATACCATCCTTCCAATGAAAGCTACCCCGTGTTAGGTGATGCTCTCTTATTAGTGAGTCGTTATAATCAATCTGCTGATATATCTTTGTTAGATTAAACAGAGACTGCTTGCTCTCGTCCCTGAAGGCATGAGACTCTGTGCGTGGGAACTGACGATAGAACTCATTCAAGGCATCAGGGTCATTCTTTAACGAATCAACCTCAGCCTCCCAATAGTCAATAGCCCCGTTATCAATCATCTCACCGTCCACTCCAAGTAGCGGCTTAGTAGGTTTTCTTAATACAGGCATTCCATACCTATCAATAAAACCCTCCATGTTCCATTCCATAGGAATAAACAAATTATATAACCCGCTCTTGGTCTGACCGTTAGCGTTTCTCTTCATCGGATTAGAGTCATTGTATAACTTCTTAAACTCCTCCCCACCCTTATTCAATGCGTTTGAGGTTGAGCCCATCATACACTTACCTATAATCTTACTACCCAATCTAAGGCAGGTCTTTGTAACCCGCCAATTGTTTAGTATATTATTAGGCTTCAGCCACTTACCACTCTCGTCATGTACCAATAGCAATAGCTTCTCACCATCATAGCTGTTATCATCTGTATTCTTCCAATCTATTGTAGTATCAAGCCCCTCCATATCCATGTCGTCAATGGTGGACATATTCTTTTTTGTAATCTTTGATGCCGGAATCCTAAAGGCAAGCTCTGTCTTCGGCTTATCCATACCGTCCTGTATGGGCTTGAAGAAGAATGGTAAACGCTGAGATATCGGTACAACCTTGTCGGTAAACATCTTCTTAGCATCACTACCCGTCTTTGATAGTATACCTACCCTTGAGTCTCTTACAAGCGTTCCCGTGTTTACACACTCCGATGAGGACATAAACGAGAATCCTGAACGTCTAATCTTTAGGTAGTCTATTCCAAAGCATCTCTTGTCTGCCTTGCAAGCCTCCCAATATATATATAGTATCCTATTCGCCTCCCTAAAGTCAGGATAGCCAACATCAATATTGGTCCACTGTAGATACATATAGTGAGCTCCTGTTATATATGTTTGAGTACCATTATTTATAAACCAATAGCCCTCCTCTCTTCTATCAAACTCCCCCTCGATATAGTCTACCCACCTGTTCTTAAACGCTGAAGGCATATCATTCCATTGGAATATAGAAGGAATCTTGTCAAGCTCTTTTGGAATCTCTTCACGCTCCCAATAATCTTTTCCCTTTGATATTTTATCAGGGGCAATGGGTAACGCTATCCGTAAGCCATTGATGCTTACAACATCTCCTATCTGTCCTGACTTGGATATTACTACAGCATCGTACTTGTCATTATACCCATAGGTCCAACTCTTTACCCTGTTCTTATTCTTTACCACCTTTGATGGTATATAATCCTTTAGAACACTGTATAAGTTATTTTGACCTTCTTTCTGCAAATCCCTGTTTTGTATCTATCTTTGTCGCCCCACGTTCTGAGACATCTATATTCTGTTTCTCACCCTCTATCTTTGAGAGTATCTCGAATGCATCAAATATAGCTAACTTTTTTGTAGCAGCAGCATTCTTTAATCTATCTGCCGCTAGCTCATCGTCAGGGTCAGGCTTTATGATATCCTCCTTAGCAACCTTTATAAGCTGCTCAACAGCCTGCATACCTGCGTGTATTATTCTGAGTTTAATATCCTTTGTCTCCATTATAGTTTTATTGTTATCTGATGGTCATACATACGATAAAGCTTCTCTCCATCAATATCAAACTCATACTCGCTGTCAGGCTTAAAGCATATAGTGTCTCCTGACTTAATGCCTTTTGACTTTAGATATTCATTGGGGTACACCATCTCTCCCATCAATGGCTCTTCAGAGAATGGCTTAAACATATATGACTCCTCTACAGGGATTGGCTTAACAAAGCAGTACCTATCGTATGAGTTCCACTCACCATTGTGCTTATACATAAAGAACTGTTCCTCATCTATAAAGAACAGGTCGTCCTTAAAGAAGCTCTTTCCACTCTGCCTCCTTCCCTTCATGTCGTTATAGAACTTAAATACGTTGTGGTGTACCAACAGCGTGTCACCAATCTCGATTGGTCCCGTATATCCTATTGGTGTCTCAATGACTGTAGCATAGCGACTAGAGGACTTGTGGTCCTCCTCAGAGGTGCTTGTAATAAAGTCAATCCCTCCTATCTGTTTTGTGTTATTGTATCGCTTGCCGTTCTTTGATTTTGTTATAAAGTAAAACGGTGATTGCATTTAAAAATTTATATTGTATTCAATTGAAATTGGCATTGTTCGGGTGAACTCCTTCCAAAGCATCACCTCGTCCTCCTGCTGAATCCATATCTTAATAGACTCATTGTCAGGATTAAATTTTATTAGATGTATCGTGTACTTAGAGCCTAATATCTCCTGACCCACGATGTAATGCATGGCACTACCTTTGTAGTCGGGTCCTATAGATATCTTTCTAATGTCCATTACACTACGATTCTAAGCTCTCCTGTTGCTGTCTTGTACACATCATTAACAAGAAGGTCTCCCGCTAAAGCTGCTGCGTTATCAGCAAATGTTCTTAGCTGTGGAAGTTTAAAAAGCCCTGTAGATATCTCTGTCTTTCCCGCAAAGGTTGCTGCACCTTGAGCTATGTCCTCCTCGGTATATGTCAATCGAAGACTCTCTGATGCTTGACCTGCGGTTCCTCCGAATAAAACACTTGATGGTGTAATGTTAGGAAGGGCATTAGCTCTACCTATTGCAGTAACCTCAATCACACCATTCGCTCCTGAGTTTCTTGACACTATGCCTACATTCTGAATAAGTGCTGTCCCTGTTGGAGCCGTCTTAGTAAGACCCCCTCCTGAAGCTATATATAACACATCCCCTACGCTTGGTGCGGGAACTAATGATGATAGGTCTATGTCTGTCAATGTCCCTATAGACACTGCATTTCCATTATCATTCATAGCGTATGCTGCGTCTGCAACACCTATTGCGGGCATCGTTGATGCTGACGCTGAGTCTGCTTTTGACACCTCTAACCTTGACTGACCTACGTTATATCCTGAGATGTATAGTGGGTCTCCCTTGGCTACCGCCTCGGCATATCTCACGGGTAATTCGAGCTTTCCAACTGCAGGGTCTCCCCAAGAGACTGCAGCTCCTGTAGATAGAAGAGACTGTCCGCTTGTTCCTAAGCCTCCGGCTGCATCAAGAAGTCCTGAGTTGATTCTCAAAGAGCCTCCAAGAATCATCGCTGTCGTTGAGGTATTACCTGCAAGAAGTGCATCCTCCAATGTTATATTCTCCTCAAACAAAGCCAACAGGTCACTAACTAAGAAGTTCTTAGTTGCATTAGCGGGAATCGTTCTTGTTGAGGTTCCTATTAATTTGTCCGATAGTGCTACCGGGCTTGCATTGTTGTATGTACTTATCTTTGACATCTTATTCTTTTTTCTCCGTTACCTCTCCTGTCTGAATA